AGGATATGGGCAGTCTGGGGATGAGGAAAGGGGGTAAGGTAGTAAAGAAATACGCTGCTGGGGGTGCTATAAAACCCGCGCCCATTAAAGACGATAGTACTCCTACAGCCAAAGAAAAAGCCGAAATGAAGACAGTGCGTGATGAAGGTCGTCGCGATAAAGCTGAGAATGATGCTTACAATAAAGCCAGCGGCATGAAGTTCGCTAAAGGTGGACCTATTAGTGGTGATAAGGATATGAAAGCCATTGATAAAACTGTTGAGGCCAACAAGCTAAAAGACTATATGGTCAGCGAGTCCGCTGCAAAGGCCAAACGCGAAGCCGCAGGTGTTAAGAAATTTGCTAGAGGCGGGGGTATTGAGAAAAAAGGGAAAACTCGCGGGAGATTTTTCTAAATGGTGCCCTCACGCGGTATGGGTGATATTAACCCCAAGAAGATGCCGGGACGCGCAGGCACTAAGAAGTGTGCTAAAGGTGGAGCTATCACTGGTCTTGATAAAATAAGCAAAGCCAAACGCGATACTAATAGGATGGGTAAGTAATTGGCAACAACCGCTACAACTACATTTAACCTTGATCTCAATTCCCTGTGTGAAGAAGCTTTTGAACGCGCAGGGTCAGAAATGCGCTCAGGCTACGACTTAAAGACAGCACGTAGGTCTTTGAATATCATGTTGATAAATTGGGTTAATAGGGGTATAAATTTATGGACGGTAGATGAAGGCTCTATTCCTTTAGTGTCAGGCACCGCAACATACAACCTCCCATTAGATACTGTTGACTTGTTAGATCACGTAGTTCGCACAGGCAGTTCTTCAACGCAGGTAGATATTAATATAAGTCGTATTAGTGTGTCAACATATGCAAATATCCCAAACAAGAACGCTACAGGCCGCCCACTACAGGTTTATATAGATAGGCAGTCTGGAGCCACTGGACCAACACCAACAAGCACTGTAGCTTACCCCACAATCACTGTATGGCCTGTACCGGATAATGCAACCTATACTTTTCAATATTGGCGACTACGCCGGATTCAAGACGCAGGTACTGGTGTCAATACCCAAGATGTGCCTTATCGTTTCTTACCCGCTCTGGTAGCGGGGTTGGCATATTATCTGAGTATGAAACTACCTGAAGCGATGGCGCGTATCCCTATGCTAAAAGAGGATTATGAATCAGAGTTTGCCTTAGCCGCAGAAGAAGATCGTGAGAAGGCTCCAATACGCATGGTGCCACGGATGCAGTTTATATAAATGGGTTCTAATTTTGCAAGTGGTAAGTTCGCGATTGCCCCCTGTGACGTGTGTGGTTTTCGCTACAAATTAAAGCAGCTTAAGGCACTTGTAGTAAATACTAAAGAGACAAACATACTTGCGTGTCCTAGTTGTTGGGTACCAGATCAACCTCAGCTACAGTTAGGCCGGTATGTAATCGTTGATCCACAGGCAATACGTAACCCAAGACCAGATGCGCCAGATACGGATATACAGTGGGGGTGGAATCCAGTTGGTTTTACCGATCCTGCGGGTGGGATACAGAGCACTTTAGAAGCAGTCGCATCACTAGGAACTGTTACAGTAACAACATCATAGGAGATTATTATGGCAAGAGGTAATGGAATTGAGAAGAAGGGTAAGTCAAAAGCTACTGTTAAGAACACAGGACCTACTGTAGGTATTGAAAATGGTGGTAAAGGTAGCGCGGGCGTATCTAATGAAGACAGGAAAACATACGGTCGCAACATGGCTCGTGTGATGAATCAGAAAGGTAAGTAATGAGCGCAAACTACACACAACCAAAAGACTGCCCCGTCCCTAAGATTGCGGGGTATCCTAACAATACAGCTAAGACTAACACTAAACAAACTCGTGGAACAGGAGCGGCTACTCAGGGTAATAAACACTCAAAGAACAGCCAATAAAACATGACATATGCAGAGCTTGTAGCGGCAATTAACTCGTATTGCGAGAATAGTTTTGAGACTACAGATGTTAATAATTTCATAGATGCTGCAGAGCAAAGGATTTATAACAGTGTTCAACTGCCTGACCTACGTAAGAATGTAACCGGAAGTGTTACAAGTGGTAATAAATATCTTGCTGTGCCTTCTGATTGGTTGGCTACTTTTTCGTTGGCTATAGTTACATCGGCGGGAGATTATGAGTTTTTGTTAAACAAGGATGTTAACTTTATTCGTGAAGCTTACCCCAACCCAACAACTACTGGAACACCCGCACATTATGCGCAATTTGATGACACCACGTTCATTCTGGGGCCGACACCGGACGCAACTTACACTGCTGAACTTCATTACTATCATTACCCTGAGTCTATTGTTACTGCCGGTACTACTTGGCTTGGGAACAATTTTGATTCTGCACTGCTATATGGGGCATTGTTGGAAGCGTATACATTTTTGAAGGGTGAGAAGGATGTGATGGAGTATTATCAGAAGAGGTATGACGAAGCGTTTGGTATGCTTAAACAATTGGCAGACGGTAAAAATCGCAGGGATACTTATAGATCAGGTCAGTTGCGAGTAGGAATAACATAAGGAAAATAAATGCTAGGTGATATGTCATTAGGCGCAGTAGAAGTACACACAACACAATACCGGGGGCATACCCCCGAAGAGCTTGCTAATATGGCAATTGGTAAAATTATGTATGTAGGTAAGGATGCGCACCCCATAATTAGAGATCAAGCAGAAGCATTCAAAGTGTACATACATAAAGTACTTGTTGAGTATCTGAATAAGGCAGTCAGGTGCGATAGAGATACATTGGCGCATAGACTAAGACAAGCAGGGCACCCCGAACTAATTAAATTATTGGAGATGTAACATGGCAATAACTCAGGCACTTGCGGTTACGTGGAAACGAGACATAATGAACGGGCTTCATGCCTTTGGTACTTCCGTAGTACGTGCGGGTACAGGGGCAGATACTTTTAAGATTGCCCTATATACTTCATCGGCTTCACTGGATGCAACCACTTCCGCGTATACAACATCAAACGAGGTGGTTGGCACAAACTACACAGCGGGAGGAAATACTCTCACTATTTCGCAGGCCCCTACATTCACTAGCACTACCGCGTGGCTGGATTTTGCTGATAGTACATGGGCTACCTCAACCATTACGGCGCGTGGGGCGCTTATTTATAACGATACTTCCTCAGGTAACTTAGCAGTTGGGGTGTTAGATTTCGGCTCAGACAAAACATCAACTGCCGGGGCGTTCACTATAGTCTTCCCGGCAGGGGACTCAACTTCGGCCATTATTAGGATAGCATAAAATGACAGAACTAGAATTCGCAGTAGCTTATAACGCGGAGTTTAACAGGCTGAATCCCGGTGTACCAGTCAATATGAAATGGGATGCTGTTCAGCAAATGAACTATTTGAAGCAGATGTTATCAAGGCAGCAAACTCTGGGCGGAACCGCATATAAAGTACCATACGTAAATCAAGTAAACCCACCTACCCCCGCAGTTATTCCAGCTACCCCAAATACAATTACAAACACTCCGGTAAGTTTAGCGGAGGTACTTAGTTCTGCAAGATATTTAGTTACCCAACTGGAAGCCCTACAACGATGAAGTATTTTTTCTTGTTTTTATTATCTCTAGCTTCGCATGTATATGCAGAGAATTCTCGTAGCGTCGATGAGGAGAAGATTAGCGCTAATTTTGTGGCTGGTAACAATCTACGCACAGGGTTGAAAATTGACACTACTATGGATTTTAGCTCTGGTATGGCGGGTGCTAATTTTGGTTTGTATAGCCTTGCAAGAGGGGTTGGTACACAGGGTACTTGGGGTGTACATGATATTGTAGGGGTGCATGGCACAGCAGTTAAGAACGGCCAGTTTTGGGCGGCAGGCGGGCATTTCGATGTTTATGATACAGCACCCGGTGGCACTTCCATTGGTGTAAATATTGAGTTCCCACAGACCCAAAGAAGTACTAATACTATTGGGTTAAATATACAACCCCACATAGGCGCTAAAGGTTTGACAGGAATACAGCTACAGTTCCCCGAAGCATTTAAATATGGGTTGATGATGCCAAATACCA